TCATATAACTCTTCCTTATCCATACCGAGGTGTAATAACTCTTCCAGATCAAAACCAGGTGAGTCAAATAATCCATCCATAACTTCATTATTTATTATAAAATATGAGTGACTTTCAATAAAACTCTTAAAATTTATTAAATCCTCAAATGTTGTAATAAAATCATGTCCATTATTAGTTAACCAATCATTAATATAGTTATAATTAATACGACCAATTTGTTCTGGTGATGCCGTCATTTTTCTTGAGTTGTGGTACTCCATTAATTTTTCAATAATTTGTTCGTATTTTGGATGTAGATGAATTATAATTTGAGGATTTGTTTTACAATTATTAACTGCATTACACCAATCGGTTCCACCCCCTGCTTTAATATGGTAAGAAAATTTATGATTTGGGTCGTCCTGTGGTTTGTTTTTAAAAATCCAAAAGAATTCAGTTCCAGTAGTATTATGTCTATCCCAGTATGAACTAGTATCTTTAGCAGTTGTACACCATTTAGAACCCGCACCATATTTACAAGACGCTTCCCACGTATTAGCTGCCACTACCAACAAGTCTTTATCTTCATAAAACTTAGTAACATCATCAGGGGCTTTAGCCTTTTTAATTTGATTTAAATCTTTTAATAATTCTTCATAAGAATTGTAATTAGCAAAATCTTTTTTTGGTAGACTTCTTCTATTATCAATTACATCATCCATTATTTTCATGGCAGCCTCAGGGTTACCACTTTTCTTATTAGCCCAAGATTTATAAAGATTTTGTATATGTTCAATACCCTCAAAAAGTGAACGTTTAATTTCTTCTAAAATAATTTTTTTAATATTCATATTAATAAATATACTGTACAAAAAAAAAGACCCACATTTCTGTGAGTCTTAATAGGGCCGAATGGATATAATATCTTTCGGATTCCACCACCTTGTTTTTCTAAACAAGGAAACAGTTAGAGTGTAGTGAGTCTGCAGAACTCTGTGGCACCTACACAAGTTATCCCACTTTTATTTAAATATAATTATTTAATTATCATTTTTCAAGTGTAATAAATTTATTTAAAATAAAAAACCCCCATTTTACTGAGGATTAATTTTGGTGGAGGTGGAGGGTTTCGAACCCTCGTCCTGCGTTACATTACTAACGTCTTCTACATGCTTATTCCATTTTAATCTAAATGGACAAAATATTTGATTTATTATTTACCATTGTAAATCAACAAACAATGGGTATCATTCGATTTTGGGTTCAATGATAATCCACCACAACTACGACTTCTGTTGCTAGGTTATATGTCTGCCGACCCCGTAGTAACACCTAATATGATTAGGCAGCTACTGTTGCACCTTCAGTCACAAAGTGACCTACAGTTGCGTTTGCGAATACGTCGCCGTTTGAAGTTTCAATACGTGTATTAACGTGATAGTATTATTTCACGACATGCTTACCCATTACCAATCGTTAACCAGTCAAATCCAAAAACACCCCCAATAATTCAAAGAACTCTTACAAATATAAGAATAAATATTAAATAATCAAATTAAAGACTACCTAAAGACATTGCTTTTCTTTGTAATAAATCCATTTCTTTTTTTAAAGATTCCATTTGTTTTTCATCTTCTCTAGTTAAATCAAATTTATTTTTTATAGCCGATACTTGTCTAGCCATTTCATCATGTTCTCTAAGTATTTGGTCGTAAATTTTTGCCTTTTGTTCATTATTCATAATATACAATTTTTATATAATTATATGTATACATTAAAATAAGTAAATGGCTATACCTAAAAGTAAAAAGGACCTTGAGTTAATTCAGGAATGTAGAGTCTTGGTTAGAAAAAACCCACACCTCAAAAAACGTAAATTAAATGCTATAAAAGATTTAGAAAAAAGACTTTATTATATAAAAGTATGGGTTATAACTGAATCACAACCACTTTTTAAATTAATAAACTATGACAAACGGTGTTTTAGGGGACCTTCCTGTTATCATTTGGACCACACGGTACCAATAATTTACGGTTACAATAATAACATCCCACCCGAAAAAATAGGGGGTATTTCTAACCTAAGATTTATACCTTCAGAGGATAACATAAGGAAAGGATATAAAATAACTGAAGAATCACATAAAGTTTTAAGGAAATTTAAGCGGAAAGGTGATATTTATAAAAAAAAGAAATAAAATGAAATTTAACTTATCTCAAATTTTAGAATCTACTATATTATTAGAAGGTAGAAGAGAAGATGTAATTAAAAAATATGGTGAAGACCATACCGAACTTGTTGATATGTTTGTTGAGGTTGACCCATCAGGAAATAACAAATATCTTGACTGGATGATTAAAACCGCTTTAGGTAAAAATCAAGATGACAGTATACCAATGGCTGACCAAATAGCTAAAGCTGTAGTGGACTATCATAGACTATTACCTAGAATTAAACAAAAAGATATTAATACTTATAAATCTTTATCTGAATTAAATGATGTTGTTGCTCAAGCTTTAAAAGATGAAAAAGACAAAAGAATTTCTAAAGAAGCGACAAAAATTTATGACAAAGATGGTGTTGTGATTTACGTACCATTCACAGTTGAAGCTTCATGTAAATATGGTGCTGGGTCTAAGTGGTGTATAGCTGGTAAAAGTGGTGATAATAATTTAAATACTTATTTTGACTCCTATAGTGAACACTCAAATTTCTACTTTTTTATTAACAATAATTTAGTTAATAGTGATAGTACACATTACAAATACGCTTTACAATGGAGATTTGATGGTAATGGTAGAGATTTAACTTGGTGGGATGCACGAGATGATTCACACAGTAACGCACCTTATTGGGTGACTCCTGATATGATGGCGGTTGTGGAAGCTTTTAATCCTTCACACACTAAGAAAAAATTAGCTATAAAAATAGCTTCTTTCCTTGATGACCCTAAATTTGATGAGTACGCTAAATTTAAAGATTATATTACACCTGAACAAAAAACTAACGTGATTAGTAAAATTATTAAAAAAGGTGGACTTAACTCTAAAGCTTTTAGTATTTTAGCGTCTGACCTTAATGATAAACAAAAAATGGACTTTATCACTAACTACGTCAAAGGTACAGTTAACGCTAATGATTATAAACAAATGCAAGAACATTTAACAGAGTTACAAAAAATGACTTTAGTTAAATTCAATCCATCTATTCTTAATAATATTGATGTTATGAATGACTTGAATAAGGAATTGACAGATGACCAAAAATATGAATTATCTAAAGTAGTTGACGCAAAACAAATAAACAATACAGATAGTAAAGTATTGTTTAGAAAATGGTCTATGAGTGCTGAAGAAAGAGCAAAACACGGTCAAACTTCTTTCTATGTATTCTTATCTAATCCAGAAGACTTAGTTGAGAAGATAGTTAAAGTTGACCCATTAGACCCAGAATCATATAGAACAATCAACATGATGAAACTAAGAAAACAAGTACAACCTGATACTTCAATGTATGGTATTAAAACTGAATCTGGTTTCCTTGATGATTACATTGGTAAATCTACATCAGATATACCTACTTCTGTTTTAGAAACTATAAAAGAAAAATCAACAAAAATTTAATAAAAAAAAAAAGGGGGACATTAAGTCCCCTTTTTTGTCACCAACAACCTCTTACCATCTAAATAAACTAACGAGGGGCGAAATTACGTTGTCAACATTATTAAATATATACTAAAACAGTAAAAGTTATTCTGAATAAATAAATTCTATAACACCACTATCAACATCAGCTTTGTTATTGATACCCCAAATATCTAAAGTAGTGGTAACATAATAAGAACCATAACTTGTTAATATTTCTCGATACGAGACCAATGTACCATCTACATAAACTCTCATAATAAAATGATATCCTTGTTGTGGCATAACATTGAAAAATACTTTGTCACCATCATGCAATTGCCAATACTCATACTTCCATATAAACCCATGTTGTATTTGAGTTTTATTAATATAAGGTAAATCTGATGGTACATCATTATAATGTGGTGTACAGTTTACATCAATAGCATTTGAACTACCTGATTGACAACCCTCAATAAACTCAATCTCATACTTTATTTTGTGGTTATTAGGTTCTTTCTTACATGAAGTAAGGACAAAAGTAAAAACAAAAACGATGAAATATATAAAATTCTTTACCATAACTTATTATTTATACAAATATAAGCATACTTTTTTGTTTGGCAAAATATTTATATAAGAATGAAAGAAATCATTAGAAAAATATTAAAGGAAACTGAGGAAGAGTTAGACAACTCAAACCTAATAGATTTACCAAAACATACTGAACCATCTAAGGGTGTTGTTGCTCCATCTCAAAAAGTTATTTCAGATGTTTGTGAAAAAGAACAGTTTTGTAAAAAACAGGGCCCAATCACTTTTGGTCAATTAAGAACTTTAGTTGAAACTGCTCAAAATAAAAATTTAACATACGATATCGGTGAGGGGGTTTATAAAGCCTTAATAAGATTGATACCGTGGTTTTTTCCACAAATAGCTGTGGCCGGTTTTGTTGGTAGTTCTATTAGGGCTTTCAATAAAATAATAAAACCAGGATTAGAAGATACTAGAGGTTATAAAAAATGGTGGGGTAGAACTTTAATTCATGTTATGGATGCTGTTGAGGGTGATATCCCTCACGAAGACCCCATATCAAAAATATTTTTTATCTCAGATGGTTTGTTACATATGATGGATAGAAAATTCAAAATTAAATTTGCTAGATATATATCTGAATTAGCAGCATCAAAACCAGATTCAGAACCAGTTCCAGAATATTTTGTTGAGAATGAATTGAGAAATTGGATTAATCAAAAGTTCTTATTAAGTCCACCATTAGAACCAAAAACAATGAATGAATCTAAAGAATTAGATGACATTGATTGGATGAGGGGTGATATTGAAACACCACTTAAAGATTTTAAAGATTTAGGTTATGAATTGACAGATGTTCTTGGTTTTAACGTTAGAATATCTGAAAATTCAAGATTTTATAATGCCGACGATGAAGATAATCCAATAGAAGAAGTGGGTATCATTAATGACGTTTACACGACTTTTGGTGATAGTTTACCCATACAAGTTAAATGGATTGGTCGTACAAATAGTTACAGTTGGGAGGATTTAATAGTTGTCAGCCAAGGAAATAAATTAAATGAATCTGAAGAAGATGATTGGGGTTGGGCTAAAGAAATTGAAGTAAAAACTGATTTAACTCCGGCACAAATTTATAATAGATACCAAACATTCCCTATAGAAATAGTTGGTCCTTATATTGCTGGTCAATTTATAGATATAGAATATCGAAGTGGTAAATTATATTTTATTGCTGGTGATTGGTGTGACCTTATACGATTATTTGAAGATAATGATGGTGGTTACAGTTATATGAATAGGTATCTAGCCAAAGCTGTTTTTTGTGATGAAGATTATTGGGAACCTTACTCAGCCAGTGACCTTATTGGTCGTGAATGGAAAAGTAATGTGTGGGATTTGGTTACAGATGACCAAAAAGCTTTAGAGTATATAAAAAAATATATTAGGAAAGGTGGTTTTATAGACGGAGAATTGGAAAACGGTGAACCATTTAGGGAAGACATGTTATTAGATGATGATTTAATGGGTGACCTGATAAATGAAGACGAAATGTTTGATGATTTAAAAATGGAATTAGGTTGGGCTTATGCAAGTTCATATAACAATGCTGTATCTAGTGGTATTTACACTACAGCTGTAGATAGTATTAAAGATTTATTAGGTCAACCTATATGGGAAAATAATAATCTTGTTTTTGAATCTACAGATTTAATTTTAGATGTAATAAAAAACAAAATATCTGGATGTTGGGACAGTTGTAAAAAATATTATGACCCTGAAAGACATTATGACACTACAGAACATGCAGATGAAATAGAAGCTTTTGAAAGTTTTTGTGAAGAATGTATAGATGAACCATTTGGTCATTGGTCTTATTTTAATGATTTCTATGCTGATGTCTTGGACGAAGAAAATGAAGATTTAAGCCCACATTACAGTGATTACGCCACCAATTCAGATATGAAAGAATATTTTTTAGAAGACCTTTATAGTAGAATATAAAAAAGGGGACCCGAAGGTCCCTTTTTTGTTTTTGAACAGTGAGGGAGGGAATTAAACCCTCCGATGAATCTTTTCGTGTTTCGGTTTTTCATCCGACAACCTTATTTAGGGAAACCAATCCCACCGTCATGGGACCGTGTATGCTCTCCACCACTCACTTTAATACAAAGATATGTTAAATTTTTAAATAATCAATATTTTGTTAATATTTTTTTTAAAAAAGGTTTGATTATTTTAATTTTTTTAAGTAAGAGAGGTTTTATATTTTCTATCAAACCAAAATGTACGTCCTTTTGAATCAACAATTTTTTCTTTTTTCCCATAACATTGTAACCATTCTCTAAAAGTAACCTTGTCATCAAAGTAAGGGTTAGTCCATTGTAAAAGTTGTCCACCGCCTAATTGGTATGCCTCCATTACAATATCTCTACAAAGTTCTAACATTAATTGGTTGTTGATTGACTCCCTAGAAGATACAAAAGGGTTTTGGTTAGAGCGGTCTAATATTTCGGCACGTAGATAGTTGCCCAAACCGTTAAAATATTTTTGGTCTAACATCAATTCATAGATTGATTTATCGAATATTTTTTTGTGTGAATTGTTTTTTAGATTGGTAACAAAATCATCCCATTCGGTTAACATACAAGGACCACGGTTATCAGACCAACCTTCGACCCATTTCCATCTAGAAAAACGCCTAAAATCAACTAAGGCAAGTGTATAACCATCTGTGGTATCAAACATTAGATGAGCGTGTTTGGGTTCTTCTCCTGTTTTAACAAAAACCCAATTACCCGACATCCCCATATTACACAATAACTTTTTATTATTAATTTGTAATATCAATTCTTTACCACGGTTGTGAGCCTTTATTTTGAACTCACCCCCAATTATTAATTCAGGATTTTTGTTTTGTGGTGATTTTTTAACTTTGTTGAAAGTTCTTTTATCTGAAACATAATTTATATATTCAGACATTATTTTTACCTCAGCTAATTCTGGCATATTTTTTTTTACAAAAGTAATAATAAATAATTAATCTACATAACAATAGTACAATAATCGTAATGTAAAGTTATTTCTAATTCGGGTTGCTCAAAATCTAAGTAAGTATTACTATAGTGTAAAGAACTACAAAAACAACCTCTTAAATCCCATCTACTAATAACAACACCTGTTGGGTCTAACCTTGATATGGTTGAATTAATTTTTCTTCCAGTAATATTATAATCATTAAACCAATCACGAATTCTACTGTAAAATAAATTTCTATGAGTTTCATCACCAATAACATCTCTAATCACAACCTGTACGGGTTGCCATTGTGGTCGGTACATATCAAATTCTCGGTGTCCTCTTGTTATAGAAACTGATGGCAATTCACAATTAACAAGACAATTAAACATAGTGTCACCAAGAGGAAATTCCATCAGATACCTATTTTGTCTCATCGGTTCATAAGCAACGTAATTAATACCAAGTGATACAAATTCACTCTTTTTTTTGGCTTTAAATTCGTTAAATTTTTTTAATTTCTTTTTTGGTTCCATTTAATAAACCTAATTGGTTTTTTATTAAAATAAATCATATTTATATATTAATGAGAAAAATATTAACCATCACACTGTTTTTATTTATAATACTTAAAACGTTTTCACAAAGTAAACTTCGTGATAGTATCTATATAGAAACCCAAATTTTTACTTTGGTTTATTCAGAGAAATTAGAACAACCAAAATGGATTGAATATGTTGTAGAATGCCCTACAGGAAATGCCTCAAGAAAGGGTATGGATTTTTATAGTAATGATTCAATTAAGACATCAGACAATCAAGATTATATTAACAACATTTGGGATAAAGGTCATATGGCTCCAGCAGCCGATTTTAATTGTACCAAAGAAATGTTAAAAATGACTTTTAGTTATTTAAATTGTGTTTTACAAAATCAAGATTTAAATAGAACTACATGGAGATTATTAGAAGAACATGAAAGGACTTTGGCTTTAAAATATGAAGTAACTGTTGAAATAAGATGTGTATTTTCAAAAAAATCTGTTGTACTACCTTCGGGAGCTACAATACCAGACGGATTTTATAAAATAATAAATTATGATGGTAAGAAAGAAACTTATTATTTTAAAAATGAAAAACCACTAACAACAGACTATAAAAAATTTTTAATAACCCAATAGTTTTAAATTAATAATCATGGAAGATTTGCTAGATGACTATGATTGGCACCCTGACCAATCTTTGTAAAATAAAAAACCCACTTAGTAGTGGGTTTTTTTTATTTATTATCATCTCCTAAAGATTTAATTAAATCTCTAATTTTTGCCGCTTCTTCGTATTTTTCATCAGAAATTGCCTGATTTAGTTTTTTAGTTAAAAGTTTTATTGTATCAATCTCAGGTTCTTTTCTATATTTAGATACTCTACCTTCAAATGGATTGAAATATTGGTTTCTACTAAAAGAACTAAAACTAGTAGAACCATCGGGTGACAACCAATTTCTTTTTTCCCATTCACCGTTTTCATCATTACCCTTTTCAAGTCCCATATCATCATTAAGTTGTGATAATATTTTTCTTAAAGAATCCATATCAAAAGGCTCTATGTTCATTGGATGTGAACCAAAAAAACTATTATTTTGTGAACCTAAATTTTTTTTCATAAAACTTTCAAGACCTGACTGATACATATTCAAAAATCTTAAAAATTCTTTATTAAACTCTTCATCACTCATACCATTAAATCCAAAATCACTCATATTTTATTTTTTTATTATAAATATAATACAGATTTAAATTTTGTCAATAAAAAACCCCACACTTATTCGAAATCGGTGTGGGGCGTAAAACTCTAGAACCTGAGAACTAGAGGGTCCCGTTGTTTCCAACGGTGGGGTTAAAAGACCTATCCTGGGACGCTGTTCTTATGGGTAGCGTGATAGGTACTATTAGTAGCGGGAGCTGGACTCGAACCAGCGGCCTTCAGGTTATGAGCCTGCTGAGATACCAACTTCTCCATCCCACAATATATGGTATATAAGGGAGGATTCGAACCTCCACGAACTTATTCAAAACTAGGTTTCTTTCAGTCCATACATTTTACAAGAGTCTAAGGATTTAATTCTATCATATTATTAAATCTATCTATATAACTTGTTACAGTTGGTTTTTAAAGAGTACCGTAACCAAACCTCTTGACCAGTCTGATTATAGACCACCAAGATTAGCTAAATCTAAGGTCTTTTAGGCTTTTACAGAACTCCCAATCTAACCTTACTCTCTTTTCAAACGTAAGCGTCTACCAATTCCGCCACTTATATGTATTATTTCAAAGAACTTTATCACATAGCTGTAGATTTACTCTACTATTTACTCACTAGATAATGATAGTGATACTATGTGATTAGTGTACACAAAGAAGGATTCGAACCTCCAAAACCTACTTTTATCGACCCGAAGGTAGATTATTTTCGGTCAGAGTTGTTACACCCCGTGTTTACCAATTTCACCACTTGTGTATGTTTTTTATTTGTTTAACAAAGATAATAACTTTTTTTTAATCTGTCAATTTTTTTTTTAATTATTTTAAGACCATGTATTTTACCCCATCAACAATCTTAACCATATATTTCCCTTGGTCCTTTGTTTTACCTTGGGAACGTTTTGTGGACTTTGCTGTTTTTGTGTTCTTCTCTGTTTCACCATACTTGTTGGCAATAACCTGTTTCATCGAAAATCTTTCCATAATTTTTATTTTTTACAAATATAACAATTTTTTACAAAATTTTAGGTGGTGTTTTAAAATTATTAAAACCTGGTTTAACTTTTAGATTATCATACTTTCTGTATTTAGAATAAACGTCAGCCCAATAATTAACACCTTCGAGTGTTTTTCTAAATTCAAAAGAAACACCAATAAACCCCATCCAGCTGATAAATTCTAAATCTAAAAATTCCTCTACAGAATAGTTAAATTTATTCAATGAGTTAAAATTGGCAATCCATTTGGATTGTTCTTCCTCATTCAACCAATTAAAGTAGTCTTTACCTTTCATAAGGCAAATATAATAAAATTATTTTGATTTTTGTTGTTGTTCAGCTTTAAAAAGTGTGTATATGTTTTTGAATAGTACTTCTTTAGCTTGTGGTGTCTCACCCTGTTCTATAAATTGGTTAACAAACTTAACTAATTCTGTTTCTTTTTCTCTGTTTAATTTTGATTTATAATCCATAACATCATAGATACTCATAAAATAAAAACCACCCATGTTAACAGAATCTTTTAATATTGATTGTTCGTCCCTAACATCAAAATCATTTGCTCCTTGAACTTTAGCCCTTTTGGGGTCCCATGTAGTAAAAGCTTCCATATCTTCTTTAATAAGACCTAAACCATTTTTACCTAAACCTGGTCTGTAAACCTTACCACCAAAATCTTCCCATTGTTTTTTAAAACGTTCAACAATCTTTGGTACGTTTTCTTCACCTATAACATTACCTATTTTTTTTAAAAACTCTGAATCAGTGGTATAATTTGTATATAATGTTTTCCAATTACTTTCATCAGGTACAACAATATCCAAATCACCAATATCCATGGACCAAGTTCTACTATCCATTTGGTTTAAAGCCTTCAATAACATGGGATTTTTAAATAATCTAGCAGAACCAGCGATAAAGTATTCACGTTGAGAAGGATTAATACCAAATGCATCAAATATTAATACCTTTGATTTTTTTAATAGGTCATTTAATTTAGTTGGGTCAGCTTCTTGTAAAATATCAGCATTTAATAATATCTCATCTAATTTTTTCCAGGCCTTTTCAACCATTAAATCATTATATACCTCAACTAATTTCATATAATTAAAGTTTTTGTGAATGGATATAAGGAACGTCTAATCCATAATTTTCTTTTATCCAATCTCGGAATATATCTGATATTTCTGAAGAATTCAGATCAAATCCCTGTCTCAAAAACGTCCAAATAGAATCATCTACAAACATTTGGTTAGTGTCATGGTCGTAAGCCATAATATCTCTTTCACCATCTTTATACATTACATATCTATAATCCCTCTCAACGCTTTTACCGTTAACAGTCATTACCTTTATAGTATCAGTTTTAAGTTGTTCCTCTTCTAATTGTGGAATTCTATCTAAGAAATTATTATAGTCACCACCATAAATTTCATCTGCTAATTTTTTAGCACCACCCACATCTTGAGCATCTTGTTCCCAATTTAAAGGATCATATTTATAATTGGATGACATACCAAAATCATCCAAAAAAGACTCTTTTAAAATTTTCTTAATCAATCGTTTCATCAATAATAAATATCTTACTTTTCTTTAGTCTTCAGATATTCTTTAAGATTTTTATTACCCTTTTGGTGTATTGGGTCAAAACAACAGTGTCTACAACCGCTGCCACAACAAGTACCACGTTTTTTATGGTATCGTTCAGTTAAAACAATAGCCCCATTCTCTAGGTAATAATCCTTACCTTCTTCAAATATAAAATCTTTATCCATTTTTAAATCCTAAATATTGTTTCCAATCATTACTAATTCTATTTATTTTTTCAACAAAATATAAATAAGAAGGTCTGAAAGGTTTATGTCTCATGGTTAAATTATACTCTGATAAAAACTCATCAACATCCTTACTACACTTTCTAACATTACAAATACCACAACAAGTAACCAAATTTTCCCAAGTATTAGAACCACCTTTAGACCTAGGGATAACATGGTCAATGGTTAAATCAGTTGTAGCACCACAATAAATACATTCATTATCATCTCTTTTAAAAATATTCTGTCTAGATAGATGAACTTTCTTAAAAGGCAAAACAATATACTTCAGTAACCGAATTACCGTTGGTCTAATATAATCTTTTTTATCTGTCACAATTGGGTTTTCTGACTCGTGAGTCACGACTTCAGCCTTACCTTTAAACACTAATTTAAAACCCTTTTGTAGTGTGGTAATGTTTATTGGGCTGTAGTCCATGTTTAATACTAACACTTTCATAAGGCCTTTTATTTATAACTATTTATTTTTCCATTCTTTCCAAGTATCAAAATCTTTTAACTTCTCCATCTCTTCTTCCATCCATTTAGCTCCTGATATAAACATATCTTTCCAATAACCTGCATCTGATGGTCGATGGTAAGGGTATTTCCTATCTAATACTTTAGTTGCCGCTTCTTCTAGTGTTTCTTGTTTTAAAGCATTTTCTTTTGCTTCCTTTAGAATTTGAATAGATTCTTTTTCTTCACAGTTATCACATACACCACAAGTACATTCTTGTTTAGGTTCTTCTTGTGGAATGACAGCACTTCTTCTAATGAAATGTGAATCAGGTAAAGTGTCTAAATGCTTTTCTAAATTCGTTTTAGGTTCTTCTTGTGGAACGATGATTTTATGTAGTTTTTCTATATATTGAGTTGATTTTTTATCAGATGGATGACTAATTTCAATAAATGACTTTATTTTATAGTCAATATCAACACTCTCACAACTTGGATTCTTAACAAACCATTCTAAGAACTCATCATCAATAGCTTGAACACCGTTATCTATTAAAAATTGGTCTGTTGTTAGGATTATTTTACCAAAATTTTCTCCTTTAGGATAATTAATTATTGCTTTTTCAATTAATTCTCTTACAGAATAAAACCAATCTCCTTCTTTAATTTCTTCGTTAGAAGTGATGTAGATGTTTAATTTTGTTCCACTATACTCTTTACGTGGCGTTTGAATTAAAAGTAATCCTGTATGTTTTTGAACAATGGAATGTTGTTCCTTATCCGTTGGTATTAAATGTATGTTTTTCATTTTATTTAAATTTAAATTTTTTATAGTTAATAAATTTTGGGTGTAGTTCAGAGGTATCCAATTTGGTTAATCTTTTATGTGCCTCATTTGGTTTAGTAGAAACCATAATAACCTTTGTTTTCCCATTAACATCAGGTTCATCCAAATCAATACCGTACATCCAAAAACCAAATCTATCAGGCATCGATATATGAGCAAAAGTGCCAGTCATACCATCCCAAACGGAACTTCTTTTACCCTTCTCAATTCTAACCTTAGTACCAATTCTATAATACATACCTTATTTAATTTTCCATACAAAATAAACACACTTATCAGAACAATCCCAAGTATCCAATAACTTACCACCATCCAATGCGGCAACATGTTTGGTAATTCTGATGATATATTTACCGTTAGGGTCCATTTCCACCAATTCCTTAGCTGTCATTCTTTTTTGACCCTTAACTCCAGGGAACGAAATTCTTTCCCACTTAACACCCAAGTCGTCCAAAGTCTTTGTTACTTGGTCTTCCCAATTACCTTTAGATGATTTTCTAGAGGCTCTCCAACCATGACCATACATAAGTTTATGAACCTTAGAATAATTTTCTTTTGTGATATTTGCTACAGCCCTGACCATACAGTCTTTATTACATCTGATATCCTCAATTCCCTTTGGTTGTGTATACTCAAAAATCATAGTCCCTTATTTTATTTCTACAAAGATAAGGAATTATTTTTAAATATCAAAATAAAAATCCCCTTGTCAATACAAAGGGATTGTGGTCCTTCACGGGCTCGAACCGTGGACCCACAGATTATGAGTCTGTTGCTCTAACCGACTGAGCTAAAGGACCTAAATTAGTCAGGACAGGATTTGAACCTACGAGAGTCTTTTCGCCCCACGGGTCTCATTTAGGCGTCACCATTTCGCCACCTGACTATTTTTTATTTGATAATTAAACTAAATGGTGTTTTAATATGTGTCCCGTCACCATTAACCTCAACTATACCTACTGAAACACCTTCCAATTCATCTGTATAATACATACTTGGTGTACAATAATATTTCCCATTAGACACCTGTTCCATTAGTTCTTTCATTTTAAGGAACGACTCAACTAATTCCACAGGGATCTTACTGTCGTAACTATCACCATCATAATTCACCATTTGGTATGTTTCTTTATTTTCCATAATTTTTTATTTTTTTGTAGTCAGGACAGGACTTGAACCTGTATGTGTAACTTTCTTGGCCCTTCCCCAATGGCACACTATCCACTCGTTAATTTAGCGTCTAACCAATTCCGCCACCTGACTATGTTTCCCCACCTGAGATTAATGGTGAGTAGATATTCACAGTTTTTCTATTTCAAAACCCAACGTGTCTTACCACTTAAAAGTCAACTCTTACTTGGGGGATAGGAGAGTCTTCCTTCCGATTCCCAACGAGTACCCCTTGACGTGGTGGTACCAGCTCCGTTAAGTTTTGAGGGATACTTAAAAACCCTACGAGTATCTCTTTCTCGTTTATTTTAAATATTTTTGTAGTTTAACAAATATCTTTCTTTCCTTGCTGAATTCTTATTTTTAGATTTGTATGTGTCTAACTGTGAATCACAATTATGACATATTAATCTTAGATTATCTCTTTTGTTATTACTAGCATCACCGTTTATATGGTCCATAACAAAAACTAATGGTTTACCGTTCCAAAAATTATCTATTCCACAAATATTACACTTATTATCTTGGTCTATTAAAAAATATTTTTTTAACCATCGCAAACCTGATGTGGTATTACAATATTTTTCTTGATTGTCTAAGTAATCTTTGTATTTATTTTTATTTTTATGTTCCACATTACAATCAAATGAACAATATATTTGTTTATCGTGTGAACTTTTTGTTTCTTTACCACAATTTTTACATATAACTTTTTTACCCATACCTTTATTGTGTGGTATAAAATTTTCAGGAAAATTTTTTCTTTTTCTAAGTTTAATCCCTAATCTGCCACACACTTTTTTTATGTATGCGTCACTAACACCATAAATTTTACCAATTTCACGATAACTCTTACTCTCAACAAAAATTAACTTCTCAAGTTCTTCTTTATTATATTTTTCCTCAAAATTCATAATATATTTTATTAATAAATATTTAAGGTTTATTAAAAATCGAACCTAGTAGTTAATATTTTTTTAGTAGTCCCGTCAGGATTCGAACCTGAATCAAAGAGGTAGAAGCTCCTTATGTTAATCCATTACACTACGGGACCCAAAAATAAAAGAGGTTTCGTCAACGGTGCACTACGACAAGATATTACTAAATTATCTACGTACAAAGTATCCACCTCTTTTGTAGTCCTACGGGGAATCGAACCCCGCTTTCCAGGATGAAAACCTGACGACCTAACCGATAGTCGATAGGACCAAATACCACATTATAAAACCATAAAGGTACAACTCTTGTGGTGACGTTGTTCATTTCACAGTACTCGGAGAGGGACTTGAACCCTCACTCCCAATGGGAATTTGATTTTAAGTCAAACGTGTATACCTATTTCACCACCCGAGCAAATACTCCTTATTCTCATACCCTTTTATTTCGGAGCAAACCTGCTTTACTTAAACGAGTTTTTCAAGGGTACAGGTTCTTTGAGGTTGAGTCCTCTGTGTTGTAGTGCTTAAAGTCTGTCCACTCTTATTCTTGATTCCTTTCTCAAGGGAACAACACAATGTATTATATATGTGATGCAGTAGTCGACAACCACACTCGTTTCACCATCTTTTGTCAACAGGCCTATGAACTTAACGAGTTCACCTTTTCTTACCACCACAATATATTTTAAAAAAGAACAAGGTAGGGGTTACGTTCTGTCTTGCATTCCATCTCAAGAACTGCCTATTACCAGTGGGTTTGTGGTTACCTTGTCCCCGTTTTAATATGTCAAAGAACTTTTTCTTTTTGTCACGGGAGTAGGACACTCATCTCTAACTTCCTACCCCCGTTGTTTGTCTTACAAATGTAAGTAATCTTTTTTAATCTACCAAATCTTTTTCAAAAAAAAAACCCATCTGTTTTAAGAGACGGGTTTTAAAATATTATTTAAAAAATAATCATACCATCTCCATTAGACTAAATCTCTCTAATCTTTCTAATAATGATATGATGTTCGTATTTTTCATTTTATATTATAAATATAGTTGTATTTCTTAAAAAGTCAAATTTTGTAATTAACAATTATTACCTTTTATATTATTTGGTTAAACAAATTCTTAATTGTACCATTGCCGCACAAGACCAACCAAGAATGTTTGGTAAAGACCCTAATGGAATGCTAGCACATAAGTTTGCTACAAATATTATTAACAAAAACCAATCAACTCTTTTCATATTTTCCATAAATTTATTATTTTTTTATAATTTTATAATTATTAATTTCTAACCATCTGAGAAACTCTAATGCTCCCCATTCTTCAGGGTCTAATTCACCGAGAGGACCATCACCAAATTGGTCAATAAATTCGGGTAGATAATTTTTTTCTAGTTCAATTTCATTATTCCCCATTATTCCCCAATCTTATCTATGAATGATTGTCTTTTATATTTTAATTTATGTTCAAGTGGCCAAATAACTGTGTATTGATAACTGTTCCAATATTTATCAGGGGCACTATTTCTTAATTGTTTTGCAAAATTACTAATCAATTTTTTAACAGTAAATGTCTGTTGGTATGTCTCGCAAGAATCAATTACCTTTTCAATCCATTTTGATACGTCTCCGTAATGTGTGCTTCTTTTTTCCATAACACAAATATAATAAATTTATTTAGTTAATTCAATTTCTTTATAACGTTCATTAAGTTCTTTTGAGTTTACTCCAAGATATTCTAACTCAACTTCACACCCACAATCATTATTAAATCTTAGTGTATCAATAATTAAAATTTTACTACCACTAACCTTATGTGTTACAAAATCACCGTTTTTGAATTTAAACTTTTGTTTGTAATATTCTTCGTCACTACAACCACATCCTGTTAGAAATAGGATGGTAACAAGTACTGTCACCATCCCAATAAATCCATTCTTCATTATTTGTTTAGGTTTAAAAACAATCCTGAACCACCTGCTACCGTTGTTGGTAATTTTCCATCCCAAGCAGACGCCTTTAAGTACTCAATATACATAGGTGTTAATTGAGTTTGTTTAATCTTAATTGAAAGTGCTGACGCATTTGCGTTGATTATAGTTTCAGCAGAATCCGCTCTTGCTACGGCTACTTTACGTCTTCCTTCAGAGATTGCTGCGATAGCTTGTTGTTCAGAGGCTTCAGCTTGTTGGATAGCCTTTGTTTTAGCGATAATTGACTCTTGTAATGCCTCAGGTGGTGTGATATTAGTTCTCAACTGAGATACGTTAAACCATTTAGATAACCTAACATTACATTCTGCAACAATTGCTGATTCAAATGCTTGTCGGTGATTAAAAATACTATCTACCTCCCATGTGTTAGCTACGTCATTTACTGCCCCAATAATAGCGTTTTTCAACCAACCCTTTTCAATTTCACTAATAGATAATCTTAAATTAACAAACATATCACCAATAGCATCCTCACGTAGAGAATAGTTAAATGTTGGTTTAATGGTTGCTGAGAATCCACCTTTAAGGATTACACCTTGGTCTTCATACTCAATGTGTTGTTGGTATGTTGGAAACTCCAATACTTGTTCTGTCCAAGTGTTATAAAGTACCCAACCAGTTTTATACTGATAACTTGATACACCTCGTTGGTCTCCGACCAAATTAATCTTTAATCCTTTGTGACCTGCGTCAACTTTTTCAATCGCAAACGGTTGGGTCATTGAAATAACGATACCTACAACAAAAATACCAATCGGTTTAATGAGCCAAGATGGGTTGAATCGTTTACTATCATGACCGTAATGGTTTTGGGTTACCGTAAACATACTACCTCTTGTTTTTAGAACGGTAAGGATAACCGCAATTAAACATACTACAAAAATTACTGTACTAATCATTTTTCTTCTTTTTTATTATTTAAAACTTTGATGGTTTCGTTTCCTACTAATCCTACGAGTGCAACCATTCCAACGAAACCTAAAAGTTGGATGAACCCGTTTACTTCTCTACTTACAAGGTAATCCCCGTAATAAGTTGTGATAACAATAAATGCTAACCACATTAAAAACAATTTAAAATATTCCATAACACAAATATATAGTTATTTTTTTAATTAAACAATATAAAAACAAAAAACCCCTAACATTTCTGAAAGGGGTCCTTATTCGATGATACAATTACTTAAAAATAAGTTTGTTCAAAATAAAGTATTTGGAATTTATCCCCTTTATCAATCAAATTGGATGCGTTAATCAAATCATTGTATTCAATTACAGCTCCTTTTTGGATTTCTCTAAATTCAGTTAAAAAATCAAATGTTGTGATATCATCAGAAAAAACATCCTGAGAATCTTTATTATAATCTTTCATTAAAGCCAACTCCATAGTGTAAGCTCCATAAACAACATCAAGTAAATTACCAAAAGTGTGTTTTGTTTCTGTTTTTTCTATTTCAGGTAAAATATTAAAACCTGTCATATACTCTTGTAGTTTTTGAGCGTGTTCTAACTCATCGTCAGCCTCATTTTTAAAGAACTCAGCAGCTTTCTTATAATTCATATCCTGACACCAGTTAGTAGCCGCTCTATAATAGTAATGAGCTGTATACTCATCTTTAATTCTATTATTAAGAATTTCTATAACCTTACTACTTAATTTATAAAGTTCAGGTTCACCTTTTGTTTCAGTTTTCTTTTCTTCAGTATCTTTGTTTTCTTCTTCCTCTTCTTGTTCACGAATTCTACTCTTTCTAAGAATTTCATCAACAATAGCTGAAGTACTTCTATTAATATTTCTACTCATAACTAATTAATTTGTTAATTATAAATATCCTATAAAAGAAATAAAAACACTAATTAACCAAGTTGTAGGTCAGAAAATTTTAATCCCCACATCATACCTACCCATAACATTTCTTTTTCTGCTTGTTTTGCATACATACGAAGGTTCTTTTGGAGATATTTTTTACCCCATTTTTTCCATTCGTCGTATTGAGCTTCAGTCATGGTCCATTGGGCGTACCAATTATCCTTACGGTCCTTGATATCGTCATAAGTTACCTCATGACCTGCTATCTTAAACATTTCATTAATAATGTCGACAACAGCTTTGTTCATTTTTTCTTCTCTACTTAATCTAGCCATATTACATTAAAAATTTTAAGATTTTTTCTTTAATCCCTGATTGTTTAATTCCCTGTGTTGATTTTGGTGTTAGGACAAAGTTAGTTAACCCACTATTAGGATTACCAGAGATTGACCCAAACTTTTCTGACATATCTAAATCATCAACTGCAACCCAATGAGTTACTTCAGGATGTTGCGATAACCAATGTTTGATTTCTGCTTGTCTCTCATACTCAAGTTTGGCGTAGTTTCTCAATCTTTGCCATTCTCTTGGGTAGATATCTTTAAACATGTCAGTAACCCCAATAGGTCTTTTGATAATTCCTTGACTTTGATAGTAGTCCCCAAGTTCCTCAAGAGAAGCTTGGTATCTCCAATCAGAAGATACCACAATCTCAGCTCCTGTTTGTTCAAGGATGGTATTTAAAACTTTAATTGCTTTCACATCAAAGTTATCTAATCTACAATCAATTGGTCTATCATCAAATTTAACATCAGGATTTTTAGAATGATATTTTTTAAATTTTTTCATTCTACTACCCCAATTATCTGCCAAACAGATTACACCATCATTATCAAGAAAAATTACTTTCATATTAACTTTTAATTTCTGTTTCACAATTATCACGCCAATCACTATGACCAACGTTCAAAGGCATACACTTTTCATCAGATTCAAAAATTAACATTAATTCAATTTCGTCATCGTCCAAATGAAATTTGAAGTCTTTACCTTTCAAATATTCTATCTTGTCCCTTCCGTTTGTGAAGGTAATATTTTTTTCATCAATACCACATTCTTGAGCAACATTAAATAGATTTTTATTTTGGTCCAATATCCACCACCAACCAGCTTCTTTGGCTGCTTTATCACTATGTCTACTAGTAACAATGTGGACATCTAAACCCCTACTCACCAAATCTTTGGCGTATTCTTGGACACTCTTAAGAGAAAGCGTACCATCAAAATCAAATGAAACTTTCATTATTTTAATTTTAATCCTATTAATAATCTAACCCTTCTCTTGAATCTAATTCTAAGATAACGGTCAACAACTTTTTTAATATCTTTTTTTTGTTGTTTTGTTAATTCTGGTCCCTCAGTATCATACATAATACTCAATTTTAACTCTTATACAATCTTGTGATTTACCTTCATTCATTAAAAAGTTATTGATATAACCCATGATATTAGCTGAACCTATTGGGTTAGCTGAATGAACCACAACTTTAGGGAAATAAAAATTTTTATCCCTTTTTTTCTCAGACCTACTCATGTTGATTCTATGTTCATTCAAAGAATAAAACAAATTAACTAACCATTTAACCGCGTCGTAACCAGTTTTTTCTTCTATGTTCTCATAATCTAATTTGTAGTTAGGTGAAACATTGTTATAATACTCATTCATAGCAGTATCACCCAAGTCATGGTCTAATGAAATTAATTCGATGTTATTCAAACCAACTTTATTTATTAAGTCTACAAATTCATAAAAACTCCTAACAACCAACCAATCTTTGTCATTAGGAGTTCTTATGTCATCCAAATATATTTTTACTTTATTCATACCACAAAGATAACCTATTAATCAACAAATTCCAAATGATTTGTGTTTTTATCCCATAAAACATTCACAGGTTTATTGCGGAACTCATATCGTCCATTTAACACAGCTGCGTTAATGTAGTGAGTATTTCCATCAAACACATAACCATAACCTTCGTGGATGTGTCCAAATACGTGAATTTTTGGTTTGATTACTTCAACTCGTTTCATTAGTTCTTCACAACCAACATTTTGATTTGGGTATTTTACGTAATCCAATTTGCCAAATGGTGGTCCGTGAGTGATAAGAATGTCAGTACCAACTGTTATCATATCCCACTTCTCTTTTAAAGCTTGTCCTCTTGGTAAGTTAAATGCCCAATTATGAAATTCAGGTTGCCAAGGAGTACCCCAAACTTTAACCATATCGTCATAATCCTCATCACCAACCAATAAAAGTTCGTCTTGTAAATATTCAACTGTTTTATAACCAGTTAACAAACCTTTAGTTTCATTAGGTTGGTCTTGGAAACCAAAGTCGTGATTACCTGCTATGAAAATTTTGTGGTCATAGTTATCAATTTTATCAAACCACTTAAGAAAATTTTCAATTTCAGTTTTATAACCTCTACTAGTGATATCACCAGCACAGATTAACATATCACCACCAGGAAGAAAACCGTTAAGTTTCTCGTGTTTGGTGTGTGTGTCACTAATAAAGGTTAATTTTTTCATAATTACAAATATAAGGGTTATTGTTTAATTGGCAAAATAAAAGTACGTCAGGGGGGAGTCGAACCCCCACATCTTAACGATATTGGTTCCTAAAACCAACGCGTCTACCAATTCCGCCACTGACGTATGGAGCGGGTGGCGGGATTCAAACCCGCAACTCCCAGCTTGGAAGGCTAGTACTCTAGTCAATTGAGCTACACCCGCATTTGTGGGAACCGCACCCCACCCTGAACTTGTACTTTGTTCTATTAAGCGTTTTTTCTTTTAAAAATAAATTTTTTTATTCTTTTAATCAATTTATTTTTTTCTCTTTCTCCTCTAAAAATTTCTCTATGTGATTCTAATTTACCTGTTAACACTATCTTCATTAATTTCTTTCTTTTTCTTTTGTTATTTTATTGTGGAGATACTCGGAATCGAACCGAGACATCTTCTGAATGCAAATCAGATGTTTTAGCCAATTAAACTATATCCCCATTAGTAGCGTGCTGTGGACTCGAACCACCCCTGAAGTTTATGAGACTCCCATGCAACCAATTACACCTTGCCGCAATATAATGTACCGAGTATGGGAATTGAACCCACTTGACCATCCTTATGAGAGATAGTTCTTTACCACTAAGCCTCGGTGTGTTTTGTTCCCCCGCCGGGTAACGCTCCCAGCCCCACGGATTAAAAGTCCGTTGCCTACACTTGTTTGCTACGAGGGATTGTGTTTGCCATACTTGCCACTTTCCATAATCTGACGTTTTTATTTGTTTGTTATTAATTGAGCCTCATGTAGGAATCGAACCCACGGCCTTCTGAGTACAAATCAGACGCTCTAAGCCAGCTGAGCTAATGAGGCAATTTATTGTAGTTCCTACAGGGTTCGAACCTGTGACCTTCTCGATGTAAGCGAGTTGCTCTCCCAGCTGAGCTAAGGAACTGTTTAACCAACCTAGGGGTTACTAGGATTTATGGTTAGTTGCGGTCCATGCGAGAATCGAACTCGCGGCACATCCGTGACAGGGATGTATGTTGGCCACTACACCAATGGACCATTTATGAGGAAGAGGTAGGATTCGAACCCACGGTACCCTTTCAAAGGTACTTCTGATTTCAAATCAGATGCAATAGACCAACTCTGCCACCCTTCCTTTTTTTAAACCGATATATCAAAGAACAAAAAACCCTGAATCTTTTGGACCCAGGGTTATTCTATATATAGAGTAAATTCAAATCAACAACTCCAGTATGACAACCCATGTCCGTAGAAAAGTGAATCCACTTTCCCATCAACCGTTTTAACGGTCCCTTGTTTGTATGTCATTGTTGTTTTCATTGAATTTATAAAAATTTTTGTTCGTATTAATTAAATATGGTACAAATATAGTAAAAGTTTATTAATTGTCAAACTATTTTTATTCTTTTTTTTCTGTTGCGTATTTTATACCCATAATGGTACCTACAATAGAAAATGCATTTGTTAATAGAATACCAAATATGTTAGACCAAGTAGCACTAATAACTTGAGTGTCTTTGCCCATTAATAATGTGAAGACATAAACACCAGTTGTTACAAAACCCACACCCATGATTATCCATAGAGCAACTCTAACAATGGTGGAGATTAGTTCATTTTGAGTTCTTTTTTGTAATAAATCTAAATCGTTTTCGGCCATATCTTTAGCTTTTTCCGCATCTATTCTAGCCTTTTCAGATTTAGCCATTTCATTTTTTAACTCTTCAGTTAATCTAAGGTTATCTTCTTTCCACTCATTAAGTTCCTTATTCTGAACCTCATACGTCAACTTGGAATCCTCAACGTCTTTTAAAGTTTCCTGTAATTCTTCTAGAATTCTTTCGTTTTCATTATTTAAATTAGATAGTTCTTGATTTTGTTTTTGTATTTTTTTTGTCATATCAAGACGCTTCTTCCTTTTTTCGGTATCTCTTAATTCACAATCTTTTAAATAATCTTTAAATTCTTCATCATCCTCAGAATCAATTAATTTTGTGATATTACCCTCAAGACCTACATTTTTTTCTTTATATAAATCTATTAAACTTTTTTTAGTAAAACTTTCTATTTTAATCATTTGTAAACTTTAAATGGTGCGGTTCTATTTTTATAACCTTCGTAATCTTTTCTAAATTCTTCTAGTCTTGGTTCTATATCGTCTGATTTAATAATCCAAAACTGTGCTCCAGCTTGTAATGCTTTAGCTTGTTCATCTGGTTCATTAGACGATGAAATTATACCAATAACCACATGGTTACCATATTCAAAGTTTATTTTTCTAATTAACTCAATACCATCAAAAGAACTACCAATAATATTTAAGTCAACAAAAACACATTCTGGTTTATTGTCTTCATTACCACTTTGGAACCATTTTTGGAATAGTTTTGCTGCTTCGTCAGAACTGTTTAACGCGTTTAAAGACAAACTTATATCTAATAAGGAACACGCATCCTCAAATACTAAATGGAATAAATCCTCGTCATCAACTAATAATATAGAATCAATCATTTTTTTTTTAATTTTTATTTAATTTAACCGTTATTTTTGTACCAGTGTTAATTTTTTCACACATCATACTAAAACCATGTTCTTCTAAAATTGTTTTGGTTATACCTAAACCTAAACCAACTTCGGAATTACTCTTTTTATTTAAATATTCACCTGTTGTTCTTTCGAACTCTTTTTGTGAAAATCCAACACCATTATCTTCAATAATTAAATCATTATTATCCATGTAAATTTTAATTTCTTTATTTTCACTACTATTATATTTTAACCCATTTTTAATTAAATTATCAATAGCGTTCCAAAAAAGAGTTTCATTTACATTTAGTGTAACTAATTCACTAATTTCTACCTGATTTTTATATGATGTATTTGTTAAGTATTTTAATAAAGATTCTTTTATATCAACCATATTTCTATCTAAAACTACAGTATTTTTCACAAGGTTTGTAAACTCATAAACACTTTTATATACTTTTTGTGTGTGTGCCAAACCATCTTTTATCATTTTAATTGAGGGTGTAATTTTTAAGTTATTCATTTCCTCAATTGAAATTCTTTTTTCTAATGACGATAACCCTCTTGGTATATAGGTGTTAATACCTGAATGCATGTCGTGTCTAATTATTCTAGCCGCATATTCAAGGTAAGTGTTTTTCTTGTTAATGTCTTTTAATTGGTTTTCGATTTCTATGTCTTGGACTTTAATTGTTTTTCTTTGTAATAAAACAATAATACCTAAAACCAAAACAGAAAGAACAATTGTGGACCACCATAAATATTTTTTTAAGGTTTTTTTATCGGTAACTAAATCATCATTTTTAACACTAAGATTAATGATATTTTTTTCTTTACCTAATATTTGTATAGTACTTGTTTTAGAACTGATAACTTCTTGACTAGCTTTATTTTTTAATAATTCTTTTTTTTCTTTTAATAGTTTTTGGAGTTTTGACTCTATCTCATCAGCAATTTTTTTTATATCTTTTTTAGATAAATTATCGTATGATTTTGGTAGGTCATCTAAAAATTTTTGGTCGGCTTTAATACTAGATAATTCTGAGTCACTTAACTCTTGTACGGGTTCTTCTTTAGGTGTGTCAAAAACTTTTTCAGGTTTTAAATCAACAACATCAATATAGGTACTAACCTTATCTAAATACCAATCTGACTCATCATACATACCTTTATTATAAAAAGAGATACCAATTTCTTGACATAAGCTTGATTGGTATTTAGTTAATTTTTTATTTGGTTCGTAATTTAATTTTTTAATTAAACTAGTTATACGACTATCACTAGGACATGTAGGTTCAATCTCTGTTTTTTTGGGGTTATTATCAGTCTGTGAATTTACATTTAAAGAAGTAAAAAAACCCAAAAACATTATTGTTATTAAAATATTTTTTATCATAATTTTGGGGTTAATTTATATGGGAATAATACTATTCTTGGTTTATATTTTGGGGATATATTTAATTCCCAACCAATCTCAGGACTTTCTTCTTTAAGTAGATTTATTTGTTTCCAATAATATATATTAGTAACATCACCTCTTGTAATTAAACTATAATTACCACTTCCTCTATGCGATACTAACATATACAAACTTAAATCAATAACTTTAACTGTTGAGTCTTGCCAAGAATAATATAGGTACCCATTATCTATCGACGACGATAAAATCCAATTCTCTAACGTATCTATTTTAGAAATTAAACTATCGTAATAATTGTTTTGGACGGTTAACAAACTATCCAATTGGTTAATAACACTATCTTTTATTTTAATATCGTTATTTAATAACGTGTTAGTATCATTAACTAATTTTATTTCTGTTTTATATTTTTGTATTCTAATTTTTTGATTCTCAATTAGTGAATTAATATCATCAGATTGTTTTTTTGTAAGAATAACCACAGAATCACCTTTTAATTGTGTCTGGATAGGGTAGGTTGGTTGTGAATACACTATACTTACCATACTTATGAAAAATATGGTTAATAAATTTTTTAGTTTTATCATTTTAGTTCAATTTTCATTTTTGTCCCTATGTCATTTTTCTCACACGAAATATTAAATTTATGTTCTTCTAAAATAGCTACACATATATTAAGCCCTAGACCAGTTCCAGATTCTTTTTGGCCTTCTTTTCTGGTATATGGTTGGGATAAATGAATAAAATCTTTTTGTGTAATCCCTCTACCGTTGTCTTGTATAATTAGATTACCATCTTCCATATATATTTTAACAAATTTTGTATTACTATCATTATACTTTAACCCATTACGAATTAAATTATCGACTGCGGTACAGAATAATGGTTCATTAACTTCTATCGTTGGTAACTCATCAATAATAACTTGACTACTATATGCTGTCGCTGATAAATAATCCTCAAGTATATCTTTTAAATTACATTCCGTTTTATTTAAAACAACATCTTTCTTTACAAGATTTGTAAATTCGTAAACCCCTTTATATACTTTTTGGGAATGTTTTAAACCCTCTTTAATCATTTTAATTGGGGCCTCAATTTTTAAAGTTTTAATATCTTCGGGGGTTAATCTTCTTTCTAAAGAACTTAATCCTCTTGGCATATAAGTATTAATACCTGAATGCATATCGTGTCTTAATATTTTAGCCGCATGTTCTAGGTAAGTGTTTTTCTTTTCAATTTCTTTCTTTTGTTCGTAGGAATTGGTGATATCTGTCGCGATTTTCATAACACGATAAACCTTACCATCTAAACCGATAACTGGATTGTATGTTGCTTGTAGATACACTAAAGAACCGTCTTTTTTAATTCTAGTAATTTCACCGGTAAATAACACCCCTTCATTTAATTTTTCCCAAAAAAGAGAGTATTCTTCACTTTTTGAGTATTCCTCATCTATAAAAATTCTATGGTGTTTTCCAACTACTTCATCCTGTAAAGAATATCCCATAGTTTCTAAAAACAAATTATTAGCAAAAATGATGTTTCCTTCTAAATCAAACTCAATAACTGCGTTAGATTTATTTATCGCGTTCATTCTATTGCGAATTTCAACTTCCTTTTTTTTAAGTTCTGTAACATCTTGTCTTATTGAAGCAAATCCATCCAATTTACCATCGGTATCAAAAATTGCTCTAATAAAAGTATCAACGTAATATAATTCTCCTGATTTTCCTTTATTGGTAACAACGTCATTCCATACATCACCTTTCATTACCGTTTCATACATTTTACCCCAATATCCATCAGGTTGTAATCCCGAATTAACAATAACATGGTCTTTACCAACTACCTCATCCAAAGACCACCCAGAAACATCCTCAAATTTTTTATTAACATATGTAATTTTACCTCTTTTATCAGCAGTAGATATAATTGTCGATACGTCAATAAATTTTTCTGTTTCTTCTATTTTTTTATTTAAATTGTTTGTTTCTTTTATTGAATAAGCAAAAGTGTATAAAGAAGATAATAATTGAGTAAAATCAACCTCAAAAGAATCCCATTCACGTAATGTAAAACTTTCAATACATATAACACCAATAGTTTCCCCAAAATAAATGATAGGTACATCTAACATAGATTTAATACCCAGTGGTTTTAAATAACCATCAGTAAAACAAGATGTTGCTGGATGTTTTTCAGCATCATTAGCTATTATTATTGGGTTCTTTATTAATTCTTCGAAATACGGTCCAAAATCCTTTTCAAAGATTTCTAAACCATCATACCACATATTTTCAGATTTAACATATAATTGTTGGCAAACAATAGATGTTTTATTTTTGTTGTATAACCATATAGAACATCTATCAACATTAATTGAGTCTACAACTTCTTTAGTTAGAATTTTAGAACCTTCTACTATATCCCCTTTATAAAAAAGAGGGTTATGTGTTTGTGAAATTAAAGTTTTATTTAATTTATTAATGTAAAAATTTTTATCCATATCAATAAGTATTAATTGGAGTTATTAAAGATTAAAATATTTTCTTCCATCAATAACTTCTGGGTTGTTAAAATTTTTATAATAATTACCTATGTAATTTTCTACGTTATCCATAAAACCACCCCAGTCTTCGTTGTTATGTTCATTGGCCCCACCATAAGCTACTACACCATTTAAACCTATAACTAAATGGTGTAAATAATCATAAGAAGTGAAAGGTCTTAATTCTTCTAAATTACCACTATAGGTATAAAGGTCCTCATCAAATTCTAATAAACCATCTATAACAATATTATACTCATCCTCAATAATCAGTGGTTCAAAAATAATTATCTTGTTTCTAAATGATGGGTTACTTTCTATAATCCAATTTAACTCTTCAGACTCATTTAATCTATCTTTAAAGATATCACCTAATTTATATTCTATATATGGTTTACCGTCTAAATCTTCCATAGCTTTCCAATATTTATGTTCATCAAATAAAGCTTTTGTATCACCATACCCAGCTCTTTTTTCACCATTTTGAGCTATGTAAGATTTAACATATGCAGACCCATTTCTAGAATATGTTAATAAACTTTTTACAAAATCTGACTTTGATGTACTAATTTCTATATTAACTTCCAAAAGCATATCATATAATTTATTAATCTCTGATTCAGTGGCAGATTTATCTAACCATACAACAACAAGTGGGTCATCACTCATAAACGGATTAAGTGTACCCATATTAGTCCAACTAAAATCATCGAATTCTCTAATTAACTTCATATAATATAAATATTCTATTTAATCGTAAATTTAAAAAATAAGCCAAAAGTACTAGATATTCTCCAATCCCACCTTTTGGGATAAGTGTTCCTTCTATTTACATTTAAATACGTCTTAATATTATATTTATAAATAAAAAAAAAATGAACTTAATTAAATACCTTTTTATACTAATTTCTTTTGTGACCTATTCACAATACTGTCCTTATTTAGGACCAGACCAAATACTACCTTGTGGTGTTGGGTCAACAACATTAACTGCCGATTTTAGTCAATGTGGACCAGGTTCAAATCCAAATCAAACAACAAACTACGGTGTTACAAATATTCCTTATGTAACACAAACAAATACTGGTACACAATTATTTATGTCGGATGATTCACAACAAGGTCCTTTTAATATTGGGTTTACATTTTGTTTCTTTGGACAAACATACAATCAATTTTGGGTTGGTTCTAACGGTTGGATTTCTTTTTCACCGGCACAACCAACAACATTTACTTCAGCAACAATACCTAATGGTGCGGGTACAGTACCAAAAAATTGTGTCATGGGTCCTTGGCAAGATTGGCACCCAGGTTTAGGTGGGCAAATTAGGTACCAAGTTCAAGGTACAGCACCTTGTAGAAAATTAGTTGTTAGTTGGGTTGGTGTCCCTATGTTTTCATGTACAAATTTACTGGGGACATTTCATACAGTGATTTATGAATCAACAAACGTAATAGAAAATTATATTCAATCAAAACCAAACTGTCTAGCTTGGGCGGGAGGTACCGCGGTTCAAGGATTACATAATACCACAGGAACCGTGGCGATAACTGTACCAGGTAGGAATTCCACACAATGGACAGCAAATAATGATGCGTACCGATACACTCCAAGTGGACCAACTGTTTTACCTGTACCAACATGGTATATTGTAGGTAACCCAAATCCAATTGGGGTTGGTGCGTCCATTACGGTTACACCACCTGTACAAGGAGCTAATTATACTTGTCAACTAGTATATCCTTCTTGTAATGTTGGATGGAATACTTGTAATAGTATTGCCGGTCCAGGACCTGATACGGTGTTTGTACAACCTGGTCCACCTAACTTACCACAACCTACAATTACTTTTATTGACCCAACTTGTTATAACTATTGTGATGGTAGTATTAATGTAATCCCTAACGGAACCAATGGTGTCACTACTATTTCTTGGAATACTCTACAAACAACTTTTAACCCCACTAACCTTTGTTATGGTAATTATAGTTTTTTAATTACAGACGGTATAGGTTGTACCGTAACAGGTAATGTAACACTCACTAACCCAGCACAAATAATAATGACACCTATTAGTGGTCCTGATACGGTATGTTATTTATCAACATCAGAAAGTTATAGTGTACCTTCTATGGGTGTTGGTTACAACTACATATGGTCTACAACACCACAAATAATAAATGGTCAAGGTACTGATAATATAACAACGGATTGGTCATTAGAACCTAGTGGTTTATATCAAGACTCTATAAGTGTTTATTCTACTAGTCCTATTGGTTGTAATAGTGATACCTCTTACTTCACTACATTTATTTTAAACATAAACCCTACAATAGACCCTATTGGTCCTTTTTGTGATTATGATGGTTGTGTAGATTTAGTGGGTTCACCTTTAAATGGTACTTTCTTAGTCAATGGGGTTCAGACTGATGAATTTTGCCCACAACAAGGTATCATAACAAACAATGATGTAACTTATACATATACACAAAGTAATTGCCCATTTGATACAACAATCAACGTTATTGTAAACCCACAACCAATCATAACATCTGTAACACCTTCATATGAATTTAACCAACTTTGTGAAGGTGATAGTATTTTTAGAATCTATACAGCTTATTCATCTTTATCTGGGTTGTTTGATTGGGTTGTTGAAGGTGATACAATACAAGATAATAGTTTACCTTATGTTTGGAATAATGTTGGTTTTTATACAATTAGCGTTTCCCAAACGGTTAATGGTTGTGTTTCTAATGAAGAACAAGCTAATATAGCAATACAAGAATGTCCACAAGAATTAATTTATATACCTAATACATTTACCCCCGATGGTGATGCTTTCAACAATATTTGGTTACCAATATTTACTGATGGGTTTGATGTCTATGATTATAATTTATTGGTATTCAATAGATGGGGTGAAACAATTTTTGAATCATACAATCATACCGTTGGTTGGGATGGTACTTATAATAATAAAATGTGTTTTGATGGGATTTATGTTTGGAGAATAATGTATGGGTCTGAGTATGATGACTCACGTAAAATGATAACAGGACATTTAACAATTATGCGATGAATACAGAAATAGTTATTGCTATACTAACCCCAATATTTGTTGGTGTTTGGGCCTATATTGAATATAAAAGAAATTAAAGATAGAGGCACCAATTGGGTTCGAACCAATGTAAGCGGTTTTGCAGACCGACCCCTAACCACTCGGGCATGGTGCCTTATTATTGTACACTCTGATGGACTCGAACCACCAACCCCAACGTCCGTAACGTTGTGCTCTAATCCATTGAGCTAAGAGTGTAATAGTATGGATGGGTGGAGTTGAACCACCGAGAAGACTGTATAAGAGTCTCATGTTAACCGTTACATCACATCCACATATGGAGGAAAGGGAGGGATTCGAACCCTCGGTACCCTTACAGGTACGACAACTTAGCAGATTGTTGGTTTTAGCCACTCACCCACCTTTCCTTTTTGGGTGTAAGGACGGTACCGACCCGTCTTTCCTAGTCCCACAAACTAGTACATCACCTTAATGCTTCAAACACCATATTGTTGTCCCACAAGGGTTCGAACCTCGACTCTTCGGTACCAAAAACCGACGTGTTGCCAATTACACCATAGGACATTGTATAGTAGGGTAAGAGAGACTCGAACTCTCACGATGCCCACGTCCCAAACGTGGTGACTTGCCAATTAGTCCATTACCCTATAATGGTGGTGATGGAAGGAATTGAACCTTCGACACAAGGATTTTCAGTCCTTTGCTCTACCAACTGAGCTACATCACCATTTGCACATCCCCAAGGCCTCGAACCCTGACCGACTGGGTTGGAACCAGCCGTGCTACCAATTACACCAAAGACGCGTATAAAATATACAGGAAGACATGTTGTTTTCAAATTTCCGCTTTGATTTTTTTATTTTTACCACAATAAGTGTTTGTTTGTGAATGGCAGTTAGGGCAAACCATCCTTAAATTATCCAATTTGTGGTTGTGTGAGTCACCATCAATATGGTCTAATTGCATTGATAACTCTATATTATTCCAATCTATTATACCGCAAATATCACACTTATTTTCTTTAACCCCTTCTTTCAATAACCTTTTTTTTAATTTTAAGGTTTGGTAGTACGGATGTTTACCTTCTATAATCTCGTTTAAAGGTATTTTTTGTTGTTCAGGTTTAAAGTTTTTATCTTTCCAGGCTAAACCAATTTTTTTTGCCCTTCTCCATAATGACACAGTAGTCATTTTTAATTCTGCGGATGCCTGATGTAGTGTGTCGTATTTGTCATATGCCAACTTTATTTCTTCATCAGTAATTTTAACTTCTCTCTGTTTCATAATATTCTTTTATTATAAATATAACAAACAGAGTTAAAATCCACTTATATTACATTTATTTTTTTTTGTGGGACCTGGTGGACTCGAACCACTCCCGCGAGGACGAAATTTACAGTTTCGCTGCCGTATCCAAACGACTTTCAGTTCCCAAGTTAGGAAAGGGGAAGATGGTTGTGTGGACATCCCCTTTTACGATTGGCTTTACTCGGACAGTTACAACTCCGATATAACCACGACTACTGACACGTTAACGTTATATCATTCCCCAATCAACCTCAGCGACTCAGACAGGACTTGAACCTGTAACGGCCACATTAACAGTGTGGAGCTCTACCAATTGAGCTACTGAGTCATTACTAATACCAATACATCAAAGAACTTTTTCTTTTTTGTCGATGTGGGAGGGCTCGAACCTCCGACCTACACCTTATCAGAGTGTCTATCTAACCAACTGATATACACATCGTTTTTTTTTATAAACAAAAAACCCAACTCTTTTGGAATTGGGTTTGTTATATTTTTATTTACTTCTGTGATTAAATTATTTCCTCACTTCCATTTACACATAACATACCCTTACCATTGTTAATAAAACACGGCTGATACCACTGATTACGATTGCTGATATGTATGTTATTTGTTATCATTTTTTTATTCTTATTAATTAAATATGTTACAAAGATAATAAAAGTTTTTAAATTGTCAATTAATTTGTAAAATTTATGTGTGTAAATAATTTTTTTGCCGCTTCGATAGGGAAACTACTCCCCCATTTTGTAATATGGGTAACATCGTCAAGTTCGTTACCACCCTTCGCCACACCAATATATGCTTTATACCCATCATAGGGGTCTTTAACTAAAACAATACCAACTGTTTGGGATGTTGTGAACCAAGTATAATCAATTATTTCCATAAGACAAAGATATTACTTTTTTCCGTAATAATCAAAATACTCTTTTCTGTCTTTTGAGACTGTCAGTAATAAAAATGTGATTGTTGTTATTATTAGTGTTAATAATATTATTTTCATATAACAATATATAGGTCATAAAAGTAAAAAGGACAAATATCTAATGTTAAGAAATCTTTAATAATTTACGTTTATTAACCCAGGGTAAACCCACCAACATCTATTATCACACATATTAGCAATCTCCCCATTTTTTTCACCACTAAAATTGTCACTAATCCCATCATGTCCATTAGTACTTTCATAAAATTTTAATAATAATACTTCTACCTCTTTAGTATAACAACCATTTGTTTTTACCCTCATTTTTGGTACCACTTCTACTAATATTACTTTTACTTCAGATTCATAATCAACATCATCTGGGAAGTATTCATCAACACAATCATCAGTCATAACTTCAGATTTAAGATTTATTGTAAAAGATTCACCTTTTAATTTGTTATGATATAAATCCCAACCATCTATAATTGGTGGTATCTCATCTAGCCATGCCCAATCTGGGTCAGTAGATTCTTTTAATATTTTTTTAATTAAATTTCTCATTATATTTCGTAAAAATCTACCATATTAGAGGATACCCAAAAGTAACTAATTTTATTATCATCTATATC